CATTCGTAACAGGAATCCAGTAGATTGATCGACATCGCGTCCTGTTCAGAGTGCGGATCGTCAATAATCAATAAATCTGCACCCCTACCCGCTATCGCACCACCCACACCTGCCGCAAAATATTCACCACCCTGACTCGTTTGCCACTTCCCCGCACTTTTTGAGTCAGAGGCCAAGGATACCTTGGAAAAAATATTAGAATATTCGTCCGAATCCATCAGGTTACGCACCTTGCGGCCAAAATTGATCGACAAATCAGCCGTGTGCGTGGTCTGCATGATCTTCATGTCAGGATTCAAGCCCATCACCCACGATGGAAAGTAGATAGACGCGAACTCAGACTTCGTATGACGGGGCGGCATGTTCACAATCAGCCTTTTCAACTCACCCTTGGCCACACGGGTCAACTTCTCCGCAATGATCCGATGGTGATCACCCTCAATGAAACTCGGCCAGATGTACCGTATGTACTCCATGAACGAGTCCTTGGCCTTGTGCTGCGTATCAAGAAGCGTCAGGCGCTCCTGCAACATCAAAATCTCTTTCATCTCACCTTCAGAGAGGTGACTAAGGTTAGCCATTTCTATTTTTCATAACATTATGGGTGGTGAACGTTATATATACACTAACACTATACGCTGTGCTGTATAGGGGGTGGTGGGGTCGCGACAAGTCGCGGGCTTTTTTTGGGTGCACGCCCTAGGGTACCTAGGCCGCGCGCAGGCTGTCGCGCCTGCGAGGCCGTGCGGGCGACTACCCTACCCTGCCGAAGGCCGCGAGGCCGTGAGCGCGGAGGTTTAACAGTGAAGCGCGCCCTACCCTACCCCATCGATATGCTACCGCCCCACTACCCTACCCCAAATAAATGCAATTTAATTATCCGTTTTGCTTGTGCGTGTTGTTTTTTTTTGATACATTGCACTTGTGCAATGACGCACTGAAACAAAGGGAAAATGAAATGACCTATACCATTGATGATTATCTTGACTCTCTACATTGTGAATTGGATGGCTGCTATCGCGATCTTGCGTATTACGAAAGCATCGGCCATCAAAGCCGAATCGATGAGGTCGAGCGCGTGATTGCCTCGATCAAAAAGAAAATTGAGGAGGTGGCGTAAAATGGAATCACTCAAAGATCTGATCGCAGCGCAAAAGCTTTTGAAGTTCGAGATATCTCAAACAAAGAAATCGAAAGAGCTCGCCGCCATCGAGGAAAAGATTGACGCGATAATGGGGCCAGCAAAAATACGCGCCAAGAAGAAGGCTGATCGCATTGGGTACATTAAGAAAGAAAAGAAAGGCAAAGTGAGTCTGGTATCAGAAGGTAAACTGCTAGTAGACGGTAAGACAGCAGGTTACAAGGTGACATTGTCAGACATAAAAGCGCATGAACGCGCCACAATAACCATCACCCCATACTAGGCATCAACGTGATAGCCATCCATTGGGTGGCTATTGCGATGCGGCCTTGCATCAATTAAACTGTAACGACAAAGCAAAGTTAAGGAGACAAAGCTATGACCGGTGTGAACGTTTACGGAACCAGCCTGCGCGGACATTTCAGTATGCCATACGCCAAACTTGTGGAGCTCATAGGCGAGCCCAATGGTACAAGCGATGGCTACAAAACCGACGTGGAGTGGGCCTTCGTGCGCGATGGCGTAGTGGCCACAATCTACAATTGGAAAAACGGTCCAAACTATACCGGCGGCGGCAGCATCGAGGACATCGATGAATGGAACGTCGGCGGCCATAGTGGCCAAGCAATGGACGTTGTAAGCCTGATTCTCAAAGATGCATCATCAGAGCTTCGCAACAACTACTAAACAATCGGGGGCTCCGGCCCCCAAACTTTTCGGATCCAAAACAAAAGGAAAGCAAACCAATGGCAAACCCATTCGGAAAAACACGCGACGTTGAAAACCCATATGCAACCTATGTGGGCTATCACCATGAGATAGGGCCGATGGAAATTCGCATACTGAAACGATACAAAGGTTCAGTAGAGGCCGAGAAAAAGAACCAGTACTCGCGATGGTTCACCGCAGCCAAATCTGACGCGACCTTCGGAAGCTGGGAATACGGCGACCAATACGCTGGAATGATTCAGTCATGCTATCGGCTGTCCGATGCTGAGCCTGAGTGGGCCGAACAGTATGCAGGGTACGCTCAGCTAGACTAACCAACCTGGGGGCTGCGGCCCCCATTTTTTTGCGCGGATCAACACCCGGCGCCCGGAGCCCGGCGCAGTCATATATAAATGCAAAGAGGCCGCAAGCCTGGCAGGCCGCAGGCAAAATATATATAGATGCCTCAAGGCCGCAAGCCTGGCAGGCCGCAGGCTTTGCCAGCAGACATATATAAAACGCCCAAGGCCGCAAGCCTAACGGCTCGCAAGCCGAGCTCATGACGGGCTCTAAGCAAATGCCAGGCACCAAAAAAATGTGCAAATACCTAGCAGAATTTGCTAAAATAAACGCAACAGTCAAGCAATTGGCTGGCAACAAAAGGACACAAAAGGATGGTTAAGAAACTATTAGATACCGCCAAGGTGAGCGGTAACACGAAGGTCGCAAAGACCGGCAAGAAAGGCATGCCATTTGGTGGCAATGTAAGGATGGCGCAGCTGTCTATGATGCCAGACAACATACTGTGCGCAGGCAGCAAGGCAGCTGGATGCATGGATTTATGTCTGAAAGATGCGGGCCTAGCCGCAGTCTACCGCAGCGTGAACCAAGCACGCCAAGCGCGCACCGATTACTGGCACAAAGACCGCGAAGGTTTTCTGTCACAACTTCGGCGCGAACTATCAAACTTCGCCAAGCTTTGCGACAAGCAAGACGTGAAAGGCGTTGTCCGTCTTAACGTGCTCTCCGATATCGCATGGGAGGAGCACAACATACCCCAAGATTTTCCGACGCTGTACTTCTACGACTACACCAAACGCGCCAAGCGCCTAGGCAAAGACAAGACGCCCGCCAACTATGATCTTATGTTTTCATACAGCGCGCGGCACCAGTATCGCAAGCAAGTATTGATGGCCGTATGTCATGACAACCCGATAGCCGTAGTATTCAAAAGCAAGATGCCCGACACATTCCTAGGGCGTGAAGTTATCGATGGCGACCAGTCAGATCTAACCAACGTCTACGCTGGCAAGGTAGTTATCGGACTAAAGGCCAAAGGTCCGGCCAAGCATGACACGAGCGGATTCGTGGTCGATGCCAACGTCATTCCATCATTCACAGTAGCTTAGAGGGCAGGGGAGCCACGCTCCCCAGCGCCCAGCACCCCATGCCAACTATCACCACCAGAGCAGGCTCGCCCATAAAAGTTGGCGCAAGGCCGCAAGCCGCAAGCCCGCAAGCAGGCCCAATAAAAAACGAAAAAGGCCGCAAGCCCTCAGGCGCACGCACGGCCCCGTACAAGGCCGCAAGGCCGCAAGCCTGCGCAAACCCCTAGGCGGGCGGGAAAACCCCTCAAATCAAACGCTAGACCCCTTGTGGGAGGGGTGGGGTGCAACTAACCCCCACAAACCCCCACGATTTGGACACTTTTTGTCGGCACTCATAATTTTCTATTGACATAGAACACCAAAGCATTAATATCGAACGCGCATAGCAAACAAAAGGAGTAAGCAAATGCAATTTAAAGAATGGCCAGCAACCTTAGAAAACTCACTGACTCAAGTAGTGAGAGAGATGATCTGCCACGAAATCGACATCATTCATGAGAGTGAGTGGTGGAAAGAGATGATTGATGAAGCCGTTGATCGCAGGCTCGCTGAACGCGAACAGGAGGCTAAGTAATCATGGCACCACGCAACAACAACCCGTTTCAACCCAAAGACCTTGACCCTACGCTTGCAGCGATGGGGCCACGCTCTACCATAGAACTCAAGAACCTCAGTCACAACGTGACTTTCTCTGAGGAGACACACTGCTTCAGAGCATCCATCTACATCAACGGCAAGCGCATGTTCTGTGCTGAGAACCGTGGATGCGGTGGGCCAAACGATTACTTACCATTTGATTTCGCTAATGGGAAAGAAGCCTTTGTAGAAGCCATGTCTCTGGCCCGCGAAGAAGCCAAGCAATACACGCTCAAGAAGATTGAGTTAGGCGAAGACTTGCAGTGGGCGATAGACGCATTCGCAAGTGAAGATGAAGACGGAAATCCTAGTCAATCCAATGAGCTAATCGATTGGCTGATCGCGGATCTGATCAACGAACAACTGACGCTGAAAGAAATGCGCAAGACGTTGAAGAAGAAAGTCACAGTCTATGACCCCAAGAGCAACGACATCTTGCACCTTGGCAGAGATAAGCCCACCGATGAGATATTGGAGAAGTATAAGAATCACTTCACCACAAGAAGCGAGATAAAGAACACCAAGGATTGGATATGGCTCAACACGATCCCAGAGGCGGAAGCCTACAAGTATTGGAGGACTGCATCATGAGAGATATGAATCTCACAAATGAACAGTGGATTGAACTGTATTCGGATTTAGCAATGGTGTTGGCAGATTTATACGGTGGCGGCTTGGAGACTGAAGTTGCGCCAAATGGTGATCGCATCTTCACTGAGTATTCTGAGGAAAAGTTCATCGAATTTGCTGGTGACGCAGAATACTGCCTAGGACAACTTGGCTTTGTAAAAGCGGGAGAGGAATCATGAGTTCAATCGACGGCAAGATTTCTTGTGACCACTGTGGTGAGTACAACCATGAACGTAGTATGGTTTTTACCTTCCGCGAATCTAGCAAACAGTTCGTCTGCCACACATGTGCTGATGAGTTCATTGAGGACGATGAATTGGCAGATGAGTATGATGAGTTGGAAGAGATGTACGGCCTGAACAAAGAGCAGAGGCTTAGCCGACTTGGTCTTGCCACATCGATTCCTAACGCCACTGTTTCTGACACCACCGTTGCTGACGAAGACATCTTCTTCGCATGTGACGAGTGCGGTACGATGACTGCTGAGCACATGATTGGAAAAGTTCCGACCAACGCAGGCACGCTCAACTGCTGCCCGATGTGCTACAGCGAGTGCTATGAAGACCCTCGTGGCATCTCAAAGGAATACACCATCAACTACCTTGAAGTGATCAAGCACGAAGTGAAGGTCACGGCCATGAGCCGTGCCCAAGCGGAGCGCATCACGTTGTCTGGCGACAAGGAGTTTGCTTTACGCACAACCCGACTGCCTAAGACCATTGGCAAATCAATCATGAGTGATGGGACATGAGGGTGCTTGACCTCTTCTCTGGCATAGGTGGTTTCTCTCTTGGCCTTGAGGCTTGTGGTATGACTACCACAGCCTTTTGTGAGCGTGACCCCTACTGTCAGTCCATATTAAAAAAACATTGGCCCAAAACGCCTGTACACACGGATGTGAGGAAGTTAGATGGAAAGCAATACCAAAATTCAATTGACGTTGTGGCAGGAGGATTCCCTTGCCAACCATTCTCAGTCGCAGGCAAGCGACTTGGATCAGAGGATGACCGTCACCTCTGGCCTGAGATGTTACGAATCATCAGAGAGTGCAGGCCACGTTGGGTCATTGGAGAGAATGTTTCTGGCTTCGTCAAAATGGCACTCGACGATGTGTCATCTGACTTGGAAGGAGAGGGCTACGCCGTCAGGGCGTTTGTACTTCCAGCTGTCGCCGTCGAAGCGCGCCATCGTAGAGACAGATGTTTCATCATTGCCCACCGAGAGGATGTGGCCTACGCCAGTGGCAAGGGATTACAAAGACACGGGCAAGAACACCAACTACGAAGCTTTGGCGAAGAAGAGCAAGTTATCGGGCGCGGTGATGTGGCCAACCCCCACGGTGAACGGCAACTACAACAGAGCGGGTCTGAGCAAGAAATCGGGCGATGGTCTGGCGACAGCGGTGAAGAAGAAAGAGATGTGGCCCACACCATTGGCTCACGAGGCGAGACTTGGCTATCAGGACAGGAGCAGGGGCAAGAAGGGCACTCAAGAGAGTTTAACCACGAAGGTTATCAACGACCTTGGTGGGAGACAGGAGGTGAGTGGCCAGCTGAGTCCAATGTTTGTCGAGTGGTTGATGGGATTCCCAATCGGGTGGACAGAATCAAATCCCTAGGCAACGCCGTTGTGCCTCAACTCATTCAAGCCATTGGCGAGTTAGTAATCGCTGCAGACAAGGAGATATATGCGCATGAATGACATGCTGTCATCAACAGACCCCTACGAAAAAGAAACCCGTGGTGGCATGAGAGACAACTCATCCACCATGCACCAACACAAAGTTGAGCGTGAGTTCACTTGTGTTTGGTGTGGTGTGAAGTTCATGAGCACGCAATCATCGGCCAAGTACTGCTGTCAGGCTCATCGAAGCAAAGCCTTTCGAGCGGTGAGACGCATTGATAAGCCAAAACGTATCACTCAACTGAGGCGTAGAGGCAAAGGTTTCAGACCACCGATTGCGTTGGTTCGTTACCATTCGTCCTCATCCTCACCATCGGGTGGCTCTTCGTCCGATTCGTAATCATCATCCTCACCTGAATCCTCACCCTCATCCTCACCATCGAGGGGCTCGGCTGCGAGCTCCTCATCTTCCTGCTCCTCGAACTCTGCATCCTCAACATCCATCACGCTGTCATCCACCACTGCAGCGCGCAAGCCGGGCATCAGCTGATTTTTATCGAGCAGAGCATTCAACCTGGCCTCAACTTCTGATCGATCCATCTGATCGATTCGCCCGTGCTTGATCTCTTTCTTCTCAACCATCAGGCCCGCAAGTTTTGCTCTGCCCAACTCTGCTGTGACGGCTGCACCATACGAGCCGTCCTCAACGGCAGCATCTCTGATCATCTGCAAGTCACGCGCAACCTTCTCAAACGTGATCTCGTACTTCTTCTGCTGCGCTTCTTGGAGCTCACGAATCTTCATCTGCAGGTTCATGTATCTGGGATCATGCAAAAGCACATACGCAATCTGTCTTGGGTTTGAGTAGCCTGCTCGATGTGCAGCTTCGGTGTTAGTCAGATCGTGATACACATAGTGCTGAATGAACGCCTGCTGCTTCTTCGTGAACGGCTTTTCTTTGTGCCTCTCAGGCAGGCTTCGCTTTGGATTATTCAACATATCGACCGCTTGATTTTTTGGCATGTCTTCCATCCTACAAAAAAAATTTTTTCTTTTCTTCCCCCCTATTCTAAGAAGGGAGTAAGGGTGTATCCCGTAGGGGAGATATTTATATCTCTCTCCCCTTCTTTAGAAGTGCACCTATGCACCTATGCACCTACCCTTATAAATCAATAACTTACGAGCCGTAGGTGCATAGGTGCACGTAGGTGCAG